CGCTCACTGGTCCTTCTGGTCGTCTTTTACGTCATACTAACGCCAGAACAAGAAATATTACCGCTATTGGTTATAATACACAAGCTCAAGACGGTGTATTTAAAAATACTAGAATTAGATGTTTATTCATTACGCCATCACTTTCGATTTCTTTACCGATAAAAAATCTCGTACCCTACTATGAATTTCCGAGATATAATACCGTCTTAAGTTTAGGTGGTTCATTCACACCGGGTGCAAATATAGCCGTTGAATCTCAAACAATTACTTTAAGTAATATCCCCGATTATTTAATTATCTATGTTAAACCATTACAATATACAGCAACTGATGCTGATTATTATTTTCCTATTACAGGTATAAATTTGAACTTCGACAACTTCAATGGGCTCATGAGCAGCCATTCTCAGAGCCAACTCTACAGGATCGCAGTTATGAACGGTCTTCATATGGATTACCAACAATTCACAGGACAGGCACGAATCTCATCACAAATTACTGGTGGTGTTGATAACGATATCGTGCCATTAACTGGTGGTTTCATCATCCTCCGCCCGGGAATTGATTTCCAGCTCTCATCGGGCTTAGCACCGGGCATCATCGGAAATTTCACGTTTCAAGTAAGAGTTAATATTTTCAATCAGACATCCGGCACCCCGGGCAGTGCTAATTTATGGGTGATTGCCGCCTCGTCCGGTTTCTTTGAATCTAAGAACGGACAATCTAAAGTTATGAAAGGCGCTTCTTTAACCGCTGAAGAAGTCATTAATGCCGGAACATCTTCCGCTGCAACTCGTAGCGAATTACAACGTGTAATTGGTGGTCGGTTTGACTTTAGAAATATGCTGAATACTGCTATATCTAATGCACCGGCTGCAATATCTGCATTCCGTCAAATTGCTCCTATTGTTAAACCATTTTTACCAGAACCAGCTAAACAAGGCTTAACAATGATTGGTATGGGAAGCACTGGCGGCGCCCGAACTGGTGGAAATAAAAGTTTAAGCTCTCGATTAATGTAATTAATTTTTTATTAAAATATATAAATATATTAATTTAATTATCTATATTAATATATATATATGAGTTTAGACGTTTTACAGAGCAAACAAATTGACATTAAATGCAAATCATTAGAGTCAGATTCATTTCAAACTAACATAGTTGAAACTAATGCATTAGTATTGCCTACACCTTCTGATTATATAGGATTAACACATGATTTTGTAAATAATGAATCACAATTTCAAATACTAAGAACTCCAAAAGAACACGTTGTAGGCGAAACATACACAATAAATAGTGTAGTTTATATAAACGTTAATTATACCACTGCTGACGTTGAAGTATTCTATCGTGCATATACTACAACAGCTACTACACCACCTAATACTGGTTGGACTCTTCTCGGACATCTTTTTAATTCAAATGCTACTTATGCAATCGGCGATACAACAGTTAATTTAGGTTTTAACTGGACATGTACAGCAGCTACAACACCGGGTGCCCCCTTTAACCTCGCACAATGGGCTCAAGGAACACGCGCAGACAATGAAGTAGGTACCAAAACTATTCTTCGTAGTTGGTCGAATGGGATAAGAACTAAAATTGAACTAGGAAAAAATAGTAAAGATGTTAATGCAATGCTACTTTTAGATTCTTTAACAGGTGGTGCTAGCGAGCTAACTGCTGAAACTGGCAACATTGTTTTTCCATATTATGACTTTAACACAACACCGTCGAATCTTGTTAATAAAGTAGCTATTAATCATGATATTTCACATAATTTTGATTTTAGAATAGCAAAACCTGCTGGTGTTCTTTGTAGGTATAATTTTTATGCCCGTGAAAATGGTGCTAGCGACCATACTCTAGCTGCTATATCGGAAGTAAATTTTGGAGGAACTTTAACCGGAGTTTATGGTGGATTAGCCTCAAATTTATTATTTTCAAATGCACTTAGAATTACTAATATTAATGGTTCAAATAAAGTACAAGATACCGCAACATTAGTAGGTGGAACTGTTACAGTCGCAACGGGTGCTGCTGACCCTTCATGTTTCATTTATATTACACGTACTTCTTTAGGTTTAACAGGAACCCCCGGGCTGTTATATGTATCGTCAAAAACAACAACCGATTTTACTGTCGATTCAACTGATGCTACAGACACAGGTAGCTTTCAATGGCTTATATTAAATCCTAATTTTACTGTATAAGTATTTATTTTCTAATTTTATTTAATGTCAATAATATTAAATAAAAATTTGTATAATAAAATTAAAGAAAAAATATATTCAGAAAATCCAAAGCACAGCGCATATAGAAGTATGCAATTAGTCAGTGAATATAAAAAAGCGGGTGGAGAATATGCCGGCGACAATGAAGGACAGACGACAAAATGGCTTAATCAAAAATGGACGGACGCCAACGAATACTATCATAACAATAAAGTCGTTCCGTGTGGCTCACAAGATACAATAGAAAAATATAATGAATATCCACTTTGTAGGCCTTTAAGCATATTAGAAAGATTAGATAGACAAGATTTAAAAAAATTAATAGATGCAAAGAATAAACTAAAAAATAAATCATTAATGACATCTAAAATATTAAATACTAATGAATATAATATAAAAGATACTATAAGCGGTAGCGGTTCTGATTTTATCCATCAATTAAATAAAATAGGGATGACGCCTTCTAAATATTTAAATGAAGCAAGAAAAGAAGCAAAAATAAACGGTTATGATCCAAAAAATTTATTTCTATCAGATAAAAAAAATTATAAGTTAATGTATTTAAATAATCATTTTGGTAGGGTTGGTTATAATGATTTTATTATTTGGTCTCATCTAGAAAAAAAGGGAGTGGTACCTTTTGGTTATGCTGATAAAAAACGGGATACATATTTTAAAAGTCATTCAAAAATTAGGGGTGATTGGGTTAATAATAAAAATAGCCCTAATATGTTAAGTTTAAATATTAATTGGTAATTTTAAAATAAATTTTTCATTATAATAAAATAAATAAAATATAATATAATATAATATAATAATGTTTACACAAAAAGAATATAAAAATTTTATTGATGATGCAGGCGGAAAATATCAATATATATTAGTGCATAATAAAGGAGTTAAACTATTAGGTAGTAGCAATAGTAAAAATGAAGCAAGACAAGAGGCATTAGAATATCTTCAACCATATATGAAAATGGTATTAGGTAAATTAATTTATTTACAAACAATTAAAGTAGTACCTAAAAAAGATTTAAAATCACAAGAAAAAACAACTTTAAAAATATTAGGTGGTCCTATAGAATTTAGTCTAGATAGAATTTTAATAGAGAGTCCAACAAGATTAAAAAATACAGGGGGTGCTCCGCGTGTTAATAGAGCTTATATTACTGATAAATATTTAAATAAATATAAAAAAATAGATGAAAGAACTATTTTAGATTTTCCTTATAAATTTCATAATAAATTAACAGAAAGTTTTTCTCCATTTGATGTAAATAGATATGATGATATTTATTATACTCGAATTGAAGAAAAAAATAAAAAAGAAAAGGAAAAAGAAGAAGAAATAAAAAAAATATTAGAAAGAAGAAAAGCAAAACACGAAGAATACGAAAAAAGTTTTATTGAAAGAATGAATAGAAATAAATAAAAAAGTATTAATAGAAAAAGTATTTAAAGAAAAATTATATACTGTATTAGTATATACAAATGGATGTAGAATCATTACAACAAACAAAAATTGAAGAAACGGTACCCCCGAAATCGGAAGAGGTAAAAAAAATATGTCAAAATATTAAAACATATTATAGAAAAAGCGACGGTGTAATGGTTGTTAAAGTCTACGACCAAACGCCATATAGTAAAAAATACTATGAAAAAAATAAAGCATCATTAAAAGAATATGTTGATTGTTCCGTGTGCGGGCATCGGTACCAAAAATGGAATAAATCACATCATACAACGTCCAAAAAACATTCCGAAGCAATTAAGAAGGAAATTGAAAAAAAATTTGAAGGGATGATATTAAAAAATGACGCTAACAACTAATAATTATTTTTAATTAAATATTAATCGTTCATTATGTTTTATAAATCTAATGAATTTTTATTTTCTTTTTTTTCTTCTTCTTCTTTTAGTTTAAAACCTTCATAAATATAAATTCCTTCTGAATCTTTAATACATTTATTTATATATGATGGTAAAATTTCAAATAGTTCTTTTTTTTTAACTGGTGTAATGCCGTTATCATCACAAAATTTTACATAATCATTAAAACAATCACTTCTTTTTAACCGTCCTTTTTCAACTTTTTCAACTCTTTCTAAAAACCAATTTTCAATTGAATTTTGAGAAAGAATATAATTGTCAGTTTCTTCTTTTATTTCTTTAGGTGGATCAAATTTTGGTTCCTTATACCATTCAATTGCTCCATTTAAACAAAATGTAAAAAATTCATCTATATATTCTTTTTCTAATAATTTATTTTCTAAATCTCTATTTATTTTATATTGATTTATTTGTTTTGGTTCATCTACAAAAGAAGCGTTAAAGCCTAAATATTTAATTCTTCTTATCATTGCTTTGTCTGTTCCGTCGAAATTTGGCTTATAATTAGTACATAAAATAAGCTTACATATTAATTTAAATGATTCTGGCTTAGAGTATAATGAACGTGCTGTTAAAGTATCTTGCCCAGTTATCATCTTAATTAAATCATCAGAGAGAACGTCATTCTTTTTAGTTTCTGAAAAGGTTAATAAACGGGCGTTTTTTATACAGCATATTTCGGGACCTGCGTCTTTTCCATTATTAATAAATATTTTCTTAGATGCTGTTTGATAAGAACTATTTAATAATCTTTGTAATAATTTTAATAATAAACTTTTGCCGTTGGATCCTATTCCATAGAATAGATAAAAACATTGTGATGATGTTTCACCACTAATACAGTAGCCTAATATTTTCTGTAAGTATTTAATATTTTTTATATTGTCGCACATTATTTGACTTATAAAATCATTAAATAAATCATTTTTTTTTTCTGTTGGTTCTACATCACAAAAATAAGTAAAATAATCCTCTTGTGCTCTATATCTAACGGTTCCATCTCTTAAATTAATTACTTTATTATTTCTAATTGGTAAATGGTCGTTTAATGTCCTATCTAATTTTATTGTAAAATCTTTATCTGTAATTGATACTTTAAAGAAATTAACAACATTTTTTAAATATTGGTATTTCGTGTACCTCTTTTTTATATTTATTAATTCATCTACTAATTTGTTATTACCTGCTTTTTCTGCAATATAACGCCCAACATTGTGAGTAATCCAAATACTCATAGAATTTATAACATCATCTACTGTTATTATTTTCCATAGTTTTATATCGTTGTCATATTCATAAAAATAATTATTAGAAAATTTATATCTCTCGTTTCGACCTTTAAATGCAGCTGCTAAATCTACTTCTGTTTCAAAATCTTTTATAAAATCTTCACAAGTTATACAATCCATTATATATAATGTTATATTTTAATTCTTTAAATATAATTCTTACAAGTAAAAAACGGTAAATTTCTGCCGTTTCCGGCAAAAAATCACCGTTTTTTACAAACTTTTTTATAGTATTATATTCTATATATACTTTCCTAAATTATAGTAAAAATTGCCGTAAACGGCAGAAATATAAAATAAAAATATTATTTTCTTTATTATAGTATAAATTGGCATCTCATCGGATTTCGGCGGCACAAAATCAAAGTCATAGGGGTATATAAGGGATTCCGGTTCGTCCCTCATAAGATTTTAATATTTATAAATTTATGCTTTTTTTTGCTTCATACTTGCCTCACGAAAAAAACACAAAAAAATAAAAATTTTAATAAAAAATAAATAAAAGTTATTATTAAAATATATTAAAAACTACTTAAAGAAATAATTTTCTTTAAGTATATACAAATTAGAAAATGACTTAAAGAAATATTATATTATATATTAATGGAAAATAACAACTTAGAAAATATTATTAATACTATTACTAAAAAAGATTTTAAGAAAATTAAAATACAGATTGGCGGACCTCTTTTTACAAATGATAAAACAATTTTATATAATAAAATAATAAAATATAAAAAATATGGGGTTATTAATTACCCTCTTGATTTTGAAAATATGTATAATAAATTAATTAATTTACATGATAAATTAAAAATTATATTAAATGTTATAGACGGGCAAATAATGAATAATATTAATATTAGAGCATTAAATATTCATTCTATAAAATATAATAATGATAAAGAAGCCCTATTTAATACATTTACTGATAAAAACAACATTAATGAATATGAATCTTTTATAAATCACTATGAAGACCAAAATAAACATAATGAACGTTTAATATTTCATGATGAAAGAAGAAGAAGAAATAAAATATAAAAAATAAAATTAAAAAAAAAATATAAAAAATACTACTTAAAGAAAATTATTTCTTTAAGTATATACATATTAGAAAAAGACTTAAAGAAATAATTCTATATTGTATTAAATGGCGAATAATAACTCAGAATATAGACTAGCAGTTAAGTATGATTATAAAAATAAACGTATTGTAAGAAAACCCGTATATATCATAAAAGAAACCAAATGTTTTTATTATGTTGTGTACGTTAAATCGGAATATATAACCGATCACCACCCCGGATGTGAAGAGCATAAATGGTTAATAAACGAACCTATTGATTTGAGCACCACTTATAGAACTAGAAAAGATAATGTTTCATCTTATTTTAATGAAGAAGGCGAAACTATTTTTTATGTTTATGTCTAGAGCAAAGGGACCACCCTTTGCTTAAATGTCATCTTGTTCTGCTGTATGAGTTATACCTAAAATATTATTATTATTTTGTATAGTATTAAAATCAATAGGTAATAATTTGTCTATAATTGCCGTCTCTAATGGATTAGACGACTCAATTAATTTTGTATATTCATTAAATATTTTTTCTAAGTATTCTTTAGCGGGAACGTACCGGTTCTCTCTAGATAATTGCAACGTTTTATAAATTTCTACACTTAATAAATAAAATTGAGTATAACTTATTAAATCAGCTTCCATTCTTGCATTGATTTTTAAATATATTTCAATAGAACCGATTATAGAACATAATAAAGAAATTAATGAAGTTGTTAAAGATAGGGCAGATTGAACTATATATTTTTCTAAACCAACCGAAACAATCGAGTTTATACCGCTTAAAATAATAACGGGTAATCTATAAAATTTTATTGAATTAGATAAAGAAAAATACCTTGTCTTATATTTATTAGATAAGTAAAGAGAGTTAGTTCTTATGTTATTAAGTACCAATTCTATTTTTTCATTCCAATCATTATGATTAATCATATAATTTATATTATATATTATATTATATAAATGAGTAAAATTAATATTAATGAATTTTCTTCTGATGTTTTAGATATAATAAATAAGATGAGCTTTAGCGATGGTAAAAATGTAAAAATTGTTGGAACAATGAAAAATAGAAAAATGCTCTATGCTTCTGATTATGATTTATATGAAATTGTAGAAAGTCGCTCTATTAATAATATAGTTAGTCAGTTTCAAAAAATTATTACTAATCTATTAAATACTGATTTATGTTATATAGGAGATATAAAAGCCGGAGTCATTGAAAATTTCCGCGTTCTTTCTGAATCATATGAAGATTATGACGCAATAACATCAAAAAATAAATTAGATTATATTTATAATTTAGGTATCGTTAAAAAAAATGATTATAATTATATAAGTCAGTTATTAAAAGAAAAAATATCAATAAAAGATTATTTTATTTTACAAGACCTTTTAAAATATCATACTATAAGATGGAAACCAAAAGAAATTTTAAATGGTTATAAAATAATATTAGGTAATAAATATTTTCTTAAAGATGCCTTAAATACTAATTCATTATTTAAATTAGATGTAATAGCATTAACAGAAAATAATAAATTTACAGAATTTAGTATTATCTATGAATTAAAAATAAATAATAAACCTATTAATGAACCAATTAAAAATATTGAAGAATCACTAATGAAAGATATTCAAAAATTAAGTATAAATAAAAAATACTATAAAATGGCTAAACGAATCGCTTCTTTATTCAGATTCAAAAATAAAGATACATTTATTTTAGATAGATTATTTAATAGTAATTTAGGAATTATAAATTTAATAATTTCAGATATAGAAACTTTACAATATTTAATAGAAAATGAAGACGTACTACCGATTAAAAGAATTCAATTCGAAATAGACCAATTTAAACCCCGTTTATCACATGTTAATATTTTAAACGATCCACTAAGAAATAAAATATTATCTACTATTAATAATTTACTTACAAAAAATAAAATAAATAAAAAACTATATTTATTAAAGTTAGATAAAATAAAATCTATACTATCTAAAATATTAAATTTAAATGCCAAAAAATATCTACAAAAATATAAAATATAATCTAATTTATATAATGGTATATTTAAATTTTACAGAAAAAAAGAAAGATTGCACGGCAATAGCAGTTGTAAAAAATAAGAGCGGAGCAACAGAGGGTATATTATATTTACATACAGAAGAAGACCCAACAAAAAAAAGCCAACAATTAAAAGAAGTATCTTTACCAGTTGGAGATAAATTTCAGATAGTCCCACCAACAGAAGAAGACAAAAGAAATGTTTATTATATAAGTGGTGCGTCTGGTAGTGGTAAGAGCTTCGTAGCGGGCGAGATAGCGAGCCTCTACCGAAAATTAAATCCTAAAAATGAAGTCTATTTAATTTCTAAATTAAAAGAAGATTCAACATTAGATAGTTTATCATTTATCAAAAGAATAAACATAGACACTTTTTTAGATGATCCGCCAAAAATAGAAGAGTTTAAAAATTGCCTTGTTATCTTTGATGATTATGACGGTATAACTGGCAAATTAGGAAAAGTTGTTCTAGAGCTCATTAATGATATTTGTATTACTGGACGCCATACAGCAACAAATTTAATTTTATGTACCCATAAAATTAGTGATTATTCCCGCACTCGTTTAATTTTAAACGAATCCACACATTATATTTTATACCCGCAATCGTCTTCTTTTAATAGTTTAAAACATTTACTTATTCATTATTTAGGTATGGAAAAAGACGAAATAAAAGCGTTAAAATCTATAAAATCTCGTTGGGTTTGTTTTCATAAGAACTACCCACAATATCAACTAAGTCAAACGTCTTGCAAAATCCTACATCAATAAATGAGTTTATTACCGACAGTAAAAATGTCTAGTTTTTTCTAATGTTTATTATATGTTATCTTATACAGAAGATAAATGTTTCGGTCTAAATAATGAAATGCAATATTTAAATTTATTATCTGATTATTTTAAAACTACTTTTAAAAAATATGATTCAATTTTTTCTCTATTAGATTTTTACAGTCCCGACAAAAAATATTTAGAAATGAAAAGCCGCCGTATTACACACGATAAATTTCCTACTGCAATTTTTAACGTCCATAAAATAGAAGAGTTTAACAACATAATAAATAAAAATAATGATTCTAAATTATACATTGTTTTTATTTATTTAGACGGCGTTTATTATATTGAATACAATAAAGAAATATTTGATAAATTTGAAATGAAAAAATTTAAAAGAAATGATAGAGCAGGTATCGTCGATACCCTAAATTTTTGTTATTTTATACCAACAAATTTATTAATTAAAATAGATGACTGATTAGTTTCGGCGCTAAAAGTCTTTTTTCTAATTTATCATTTATAGCAAGTTGTGCGACTTTAAATAAATCATCATCATTTATATTATTTTTTTTTAAATATTCATTATCTAAAAATAATTTAAAAACATTTCTTTTATCTTCTTCATTATTTACAAAATTAAACAAAATTTTAATAGGACCGCCCAACATATTTATTGGAACAATAGTTTCGGGCGTCCAATTCGTTTTTTCTAATGTAAGTAATACTAAATTATTATCCATACTATTTTTATAAATTATATTATTTATTGATTTAATATTATTTGATTTTTTTAATAAATTATCGGTATTAAATAAATAATATTTATAATCTATTTTTAGCTCATCTGATTTTTCTAAATTTTCATTTTTTTTTTTTTAAGCTCTTGTACTAAAATTTCGTCAATTACACTTCTTTTTGGTAATTGTGTAATTCTACCATTTAATTTATATGTTGGATCACCGCCTAAACTAATTAATAAAGATTTTAAATCGCCTATTTTTTCTTTCATTAATATGTCCCGCCGTGTTTTTGGTTTTGCTTCTCTTTTTAATTTATTAATTAGTTTTACTGCTTCAATTTCTTTAATCATAGCTTTAGGTTTTAAACTAAAAAAATTATCTTCATTCACATAAATAGAACCATTTTCGGCAAGTATTAAATATTTTTCTAATTCATTTAATATTTCATCTCTACTTAATTTAGTTAATTTTATCTTAAAAAATTTATTAAATATAGACGCTATTTTTCTGAGTTCTGTAGTCTTGAAATCATCAAAACTATTAAATTTTCTTTCTTCTATGGCTCCACCTCTTATAATATGTTTAATATGACATATACAACGAGAACCGCCCTTTATAGGTTCAACTTTTTTTTTAGCTGCTTCTTTTATTTTTTCTTTTAATATTTCAATATTTTTGTATTCTTCATCAATATTAATCATTTCATAATCACGAGCTTTTAAAAGCCTTTTTATATGTTTTAATTCATCATCATTTAATTTTATAAAATTTTTGGTTATTCTATCTTTATAAGCTTTAGATAATGTTTTAAAGTCTTCTGGGTATTTTTCCTCTCTCCATCCTATATAATATAAATTTCTATATTTTAATGCATCTTCACTTAATAAATCTTCAATAGAACTTACTGGAATTTCCCAATTCATATATATGTAGCCTAAAAGATAATCACTTAATTTTCTATGCATACATTCGGTACCATATTCTAATTTTATTTTTTTATTTTCTTCTTCTAATTCATCTTTGTTTTTTTCTAATTTATATCTATGATACCAATCATCACAAACTTTTATTTTTTTAAAATTCATTCTTATATATTTTTTAGCATTAGTTATTTTTTTTAAATTTTCTATTATTTCAGTAATAATATAATGTAAATTAATTTTTCGTTCTTTTTTTTCAAACTCTTCTTTTTTACTTAATTTTTTTGTTGGTGTTTCTTTCTTTTTTGGCTCTTCTGATTTTATGGGTTCAACTTGTTTTTTTTTTTGTTTCTGGTAATTTCTTATTGCATCAATTAAATCTTCTTTTTTCATTCTTGAATATCCTTTAATTAAACCGTTTAATTCGTTTTTAACCGCTTCTTTAATTTCTTTGACTGTCATTTTTAATAGTCGTTCTCTCATTCTAGAAATTGCACCACCTAGAACACCTTCAAAATTATCGAGTTTGTGTCCTTGTGATGCATTATAAACAAATTGACCGACCTTAACCGGTGCTGGCATTGGAACAACTCCCGGTACTTTTAAAGTATGAACGGTAGAAGGTAAAACTGTTTTATTTGTTAATAATTTACCACCTAATTTATAAAGCGCGTCGTCTTCTGTATAGTATGATTTATTTAAAGATGCTTTTTGGTCTATAATGTCATAGGGTTGAACGGCGCCGTTGAATCCTACAGTATTTTTAATAAATGGAAATTCTCTCTGAAGCTGTCTCATCAGCGCGACGCCTAAACTATGCCCCGTCGCGTAATAATCATAATCATTGGGCGGGTATTGCATCACTAAATTAGATATAATATTTTTATCTTCAGTATATCTGTTTGAATATTTTAATCTATTAAACGGGATCATTGTGTCCGCCATAACATCGCGCGAATCAGTTGTACCTCTAATACTTAACATAATTGTTTTACTGGGTGCATCTAAATAAGCTTTAATTGTTGGTGTATTTAAAACTAAATCATAATTACCGATTTTTTGTTCTGGGTTTGGTTCGTATTGTGTTTTTGTAATCTTGAAAAAATCTTTATCAGATGGTCTAACTCCGAAACCTATATATTTTTTATTCATATTCTATATATTATATATTATATATAAATATTTAATAATATTTAATAATTTATTTTATCTAATATATTATATATATATGGAATTCGATAATATGTATGATGAATACCAAATGAAAAAAATGAGAAAAATGAAAGGTGGTAATTTAGGAAATGCTCTTTTAAATTTAGGTAGTGCTATTGGTTCTGATTTTGTTGAACCATTAATTAATAGAACATTAGAAGGAGCAAGACAAAAACGATTAGAACGATTAGCAGCACAAAGAGCAGAAAGAGCAGCACAAAGAGCAGCACAAACACAAGGAGGTAATTTAATTTTTGACCGATTAAAAGATGTTGGAGGTGAATTCGGTAATATTTTTAATAGTGTATCTAATTCGTTATCAGAAGCTCATAGACAGAATAAAATTAAAGATGCACAAAGACTTGCTCCTTCTGCGGCAGAATATAGAGCTAGTGTTGCCGCTTTACGAGGAAAAGGCAGAAAATCAAAGGGTGGGGTCTTAGGTATTCGTAATTTTGGAATAGTAGATTATTTCAGAGGTAATAGAGATAATCCCGACAATCATGATAGATATAATCCTAGTACTCCCGAAGATGTGAAAAGAGATTTTGATAGAGATATAGAACGAAGAAGACGAAGAGCAATTGATGCAGAAGGCTTTGATATGGTAGGACGCAACGAAATTGATGACGCAATTATGGCAAATGTTGCAAATCAACAAGCTGGAATAGAATTAACCGGACAAGGGGCATCTGGTGGATTTTTATTACCATTACTAGCAGCAAATGCTATGGGAATAAATCCAATATCTGAAGCACGAAAATTTTTAGGGTTTGGATTAAAGGGTGGATTTTTACCGGAACTTTTATTAGCTAATGCAATGGGCGTAAATCCGGTTAAAGCAATTTCTGGACTTTTTGGATTCGGTAATAATAATGATATAGTTTTTATTCCGGACGATAAAAAAAATGAAAAACAATTTAAAATGATACATAAAGGAGTCGTAAAAGGCGGAGCTGTTAATTTAAATAGACCTATAGGATTTTCACCAGCAACTCTTATGTCAAATATGATAAAAGGTGTAATTGGATTAGGCGACGACGGCATCTATTTTGAACCATTTAATAAAAAAGATAATATACATTTAAAAAATTTTGGTATGAAAAAAATTAAAGGCGGTTCTCAATTCTGGAAAGATTTTGGAAAAGGGTTTTCAATGGTAATGGGTCCCGCTTCATCACTTGCAGGAATGGCGGCAATGTTTCCACCACTTACACCATATGCCGCCCCCTTATCAATGGCGACGGGAATTTTAAATAGTGGTGTAAAGGCTTTAACAGGAAACGGAACAAGAGGAGGAGCAGACCCTCGTGAATATCGCAGACCATCACACACCGCGCGGGCTCTTCAATTACAACTAGCAAATGATAGAGGGATTGAAGTATCAGATGCTAAGGGCGAATATGGAAGTAGAACAAGAGGAACCGGAAGTACCGGAGGTTATGTTTATAGACCATCAACACACACCGGTGCCGGTGCTTCTGGTGGATCGCGTTCTGAACGTGCTGCAATTGTAAAACAAGTAATGAACGAGCGCGGTGTTGGAATGATTGAAGCCTCGCGAATTGTTAAAAGTGAAGGATTATATTAAATAAATTAATTAATATATAAATTTAAATCTAAATATATATATATATGAACGCTAATCAAAGATATCACGAAGAAAACAGTAAGAAAGCAAAAGAACAAGTGATGAATACATTAAAAGAGGCAGAACAAAGAAAAAAAATGTTGTTAAATCCTTATCCAACAAGATTAATCGGAAATCAAAAAGGTGTTGTTATGTTTTATACAAACCCGCAAAAAAATTGTGATTGTAATGACAGTGCCCGCGGTGGTTCAAATATTACTTATTCCGCAGGATTAAACGCCGATGAATATGAAAAATACAGAAAACAAGCACTACAGAGACGGGTTGATTCTTTACAAGCAATGAAAGAAGAAGGCGGACCACCACCAATGGTTGAACTATCGAGAGATGAAGGCGACAGATTACAAGCTCAAATAACTCTTGATAGTATCACTACACAAATTATTGAAGGTGATTTAAGAGAAGTATTAGGAAGTATATTTAAATATATGCAGTATTTAGTAAAAAATGTTATCTTTTTTGATGAAAATGATTTTGTTAGATTGATTGATATACTTGAAAATTTATATTTTACAGCAAAAACACGTTATGAAGGATTCAGAATTAGAGAATTAGGAAGAAGAAATAACGCGAAATTACTTTATGGAAAAGAAACCGTTATTTTAATTATGAATATGATTAATTATTTAAGAGAAAATATGAAGGGTTTTGGTTCTGATACTAAAAGACGACAAATGTTGGCTAAATCAACAATAGGACTCTTAAAATTAACAGATTTTGAGAAGTCAATGAGAGCAAGAGCAGATTCTAAATTAGTACTAGACCAAATAAATAGAGACGCAACGCCGGCGCCGTCATTAAATCCATTAGCACCAGCACCACGACCACCACCCGCACAATTTATACCGCCACCACTTCCACCAGAGTATAGCCCGCCAGCATATCCCCCGCCGGGTTATTTTGTAAATTAAATAAAAAATGTTTAGTTTATTTACTGTAAATAAATAATAATCTACAGTAATATATATAATGTCTTCCGAATTTGTAATTGAATTATTTCAAAAATTAAAAGATAAAAATTTATCAGATAAATCTATTAATTTATATGTTAAATATTTAATTAATTTAAATAATAAAGAACCATTTAATAATTTAATGTTTCTAAAAAATACCGATGATATATTAAAGAAATTAGAAAATTATTCAGATAATACAAAGAAAACAATTTTAAGCGCGATCACTTCAATTTTAAGTTTATATAATGATAAACCAGTATATAAAAAATTACATAAATTTTATTTTGAGTTAATGATGAATAAAGCTAATGACATGAAAAATATTGATTCTAGTGTTAAAACAGAAAAAGAAAATAAAAATTGGATTGAATGGGATGAGATAATAACAATTCGGGAACGTCTAAAAAATGAAGTTTCTGAATTTGTAAATAATAAAATTATTTCAGTAGCTCAATATAATAAATTATTATCTTTATTAGTTCTTTCATTATATACTATGATTCCGCCGAGAAGAAATGTTGATTATATAGAATGTTATTTTATAACTCAATATAAAGAAGATTTAGATTCTAATAAAAATTATCTTGATTATAAAAATAAAGAGTTTATATTTACAAATTATAAAACTAGTAAAAAATATGGAATTCAAAAAATAAAAATAGAAAGTGATTTATTAGATATGATTAATTTATATTTAAAACATCATCCATTAAATCCCGATAAGAAATTATTATTTAAGAAAAATATTGAATTTAGGTTTTTAGTTTTTTCTGATGGATCACCGTTTAATTTAAATAGTACAACAAGATTATTAAATAAATTATTTGATGGAAAACGGATTGGGAGTAGTATGTTAAGACATATTTACCTAAGCAGTAAATATAATTTAAATGAGATGAAGGCAGATGCGGACGCGATGGGGCACTCTCTATCAGAACAAAAAAGCTACATGAAAATATAAAATTATAATATAAATATATATATATGTATAATAGTGTAATTGGAGGAATTATAGCGCCATATGGACGAATGGGTGGAAAATCACGACTAAAAAAGACATTAATTGAATATTTTCCTATAAATTATGAATCTATGAATTATATTGAACCATTCTTTGGCGCGGGTAGTTTATTTTTTTATAAAGAACCATCAAAAAAAGAAGTTATAAATGATCTAGACAAAGATATATATACATTAATAAAAGGATTTAAAAAATTTGATGGGAATGAAATAAGTAATTCAATAAATGGCAATTATAATAGAGATAAATTTATTATATTAAAAAATTACAAACCAAAAACAGAATATAACAAATTTATTCGACTTTTATTAATAACTAAACTTTCTTTTTTTGGTGAGGGGCGAACATTTGGAACTAGAGTTTATATAAATTCTAATTATGGTAATAAATATAATGAGAGATTAAAAAATACAATAATATTAAATAAAGATTATAAAGAAGTTATAAAAAAATACGATGGTCCTAATTCATTTTTTTATTTAGACCCGCCTTATAGTATGAGTGAAAAAGAAAAATATTATGGTAATCAATATATTAATATATATGAATTATATGATACCATTAAAAATATAAAAGGTAAATTTTTATTAAGTTATGATGACAATAAAGAAGCTAAACAATTATTTAAAGATTTTAAAATAATAAATGTTATAACAACATATGCACGTACACAAATTTTAGAAGAAAGAAAAGTAAAAGAAATTATAATAAAAAATTATTAAGCATACTTAAATATATCATCATTTTCTAATGCTTCAGAATATAATGAGTCGGTCATTTCAGAAATTAATTCATCTTTTTCTATAATCTCTTTTCCTAATTCTAATATTTTTAATTTTAAATTACTAGTATCATTATTAAATTTTTCAGTCATTAATTTAATAATCTCGTTAAATGTATCATTTTGTTTTCTTAAGCTTTTAATATTATTTTCATAAGATTCTAATAATTGAGAATGTAATCTTTTATTTTCATTAATCATATTATTAATAATAGTATCTTGCATTATATATAATATAGTAGAAAATAATTTAAATTTAGACTTTTTATTTTATATTCAGTAAAAAACTAAATAAGGCGACTTAATTACGTGTATTAAAATCGATTTTAATACAATGACTAAAATAAAAAGTTGTTTTCTGTAAATAAAATAGAAACGCGGGTAAACATCTAATTAAAATATATAGTTATTTATAATGGGTTGGTCCTATCAAGAGCGAAAAGCATATATGAAAGAATATTATTTAAAATATAAAGAAGCAAATAATGAACTATTAAAGCAAAAATCAAAAGATTATTATAATAATAAAACAAAACAGAATAACATATATTATAATTATAATAGAAAACATTCAAAAGATATTTATTATAGAACAGATACAAAAAAAGAAAAAGAAAAAAAACTATTATATATAATGAATTATTTTATATCTAATAATATAATATGGATGTAAATTATAGTCAACAGAATATAAAGGATTTATATAATCAATTATCATTAATACAAAAAAGAATAAAAGATTATGAAATATTGATAGAATCAAGTAAAGAACACTATGACAATATTATAAAAATTTTAAATGAAACTCTTAGCTTACCAACAATAGGAAACCCGAGTAAACAACATGATTTAACTTTAGCAATGGATGATATGTACGAAGAATACGGATTACCAAAAATTATAAAAGATATAGAACATTATAAAGCTGAATTAAAAAAAAAAAAATATGATGCTAATTATATAAAAGCTAAAATAAAAAAATTAGAAACAGAACCGGAACCATCATTACCATCTTTTTTTAATACACAACTAACACTACCGGGACAACAACCAACATTATTAACATTACCACCACAACAACCACCTAGAGGGCCGAGTTCCTCAAACGATTCACTAGGAGCATTTATTTATGATGAAAAAGACGAAGACCCCGTTTCTGGTTCTGGTTCTGGCTTAAATTTAGAAAAAGCAAAATCTTACGCTTTATCAGACGAAGATTTAGAAACTATCTTAGGTAAGCATATTTTTATTTGTGTATATCCTTATTTAAACGAAGTAGAACACATAGACAATATATTTGATTCGGAAGGACGGTGCATGCTTTTATTTAATACAATTGATGAGAACGCGGGCCACTGGGTTTGTATGACTAAAAAAAAAGATACAATACATTTCTTTGATCCATATGGATTAAAACCCGATGAACCGATGAAATGGCTTACTGAAGAGAAACGCGACCAGCTAGATATGGAAACAAAAAGACTGACGCAATTACTTCGTCAAAGTGGTTATAAAGTTTATTATAATACTTTTGAATTTCAAAATGAAAAAAATACTAATACATGCGGTAGATGGTGTGCGGTGCGTCTACTTTATAAAGACTATACTCTAGACCAATTTTACAAATTTATTTTTCATTATAAAAATAAATATGAATTAAAAAATATAGAAGATGTAGTTATTTATTTAACTTATGAAATAATCCACAAATAAAAAATATAATCTAAATATATATATATATATGAATTACAATAGTTATATAACAAGTAGCGGTAAAATAGACAAAGACGGTGATCCAGATATTGTATATTATAATGTTGATATAGTAAGCGGACCAGATACAACTAAAAATATTGGTGATGTCGCTGTTTTACAATTTAATGACACAAGAAGCACACCGATTATAAGTAATATAAGTAAATATTATTTTTCCATCATTAGATTTTCGATGGGAGGACCAAATAAGAATTTACCTCTCGCTGTACTTCCTATAAAATTAGGACAATCAAATATTAATTTAACAACTCTTAAAATAAGAATAGATGCAAGAATTAAATATAATAACGGCACTAGCGTTGTCCTTGCAACACTTCATTCGACAAAAGATGTAATTTATGTTTCTGAATCATTAGATGCATTTACAAATGGCAAAATTGCAACACCACAAGCACCAACAACTAGTGTTGATAGGTTAGGCACTTATTATTGGTTATATTCTTACGACCATTTTTCAAAATTAATTAATACAACTATTCAAAATTGTTTTGATGATATACAAACTCAATTAAATGCATTACCAGTTGCTGCTTCCCGACCGATAATAACACAGCCGGCTAAATTAGTATATAATGAAAATAGCAGATTATTTGATTTCTACTTTGATGCTCGCGGGTGGTCTGATATATCCTCTTGTAATAATTCTATTGGTAGCGCTACAACAAGTGAAATTTTTACAATGTCTTTTAATGCTGATTTATATAATTTATTATCTAACTTTGATTATAAAAATGTTGGTATCGGTGGTGGTGCTACTACCTTGCCTTATCAATTTTTAATAAGTAATAAAAATTATAAAAATTATTATGCACCAACAACACCACTAGCTACAAATTTAAATCCTCAGCCTAGCACATCGGGTTATTTTGTTATGACTCAAAATTATGAATCTACATCTTCGTTGTGGTCTCCTTGTTCTTCTATTGTTTTTACAAGTGGTACACTGCCTTTAGTTAATGAATTAACAGCGGCGCCAAATTATATAGGTGATAATTTAGGAACTCAAACAACTAATTCGTTCCAGCCTATCATTACAGATATTGCGCTCGGAATGGATAACGGTGCGTCGTCTTATAGAGAATTTATTTCTTATGTTCCTTCTGGTGAATATCGTTTAAGCTCTTTTACTAATTCAAATCAACCACTAAAACAAATTGATTTGCAGATTTATTGGAAAAATAGATTGGACTTAGAATTATACCCGATAGGAATGACTGCCTATAGTAGTGCGTCGCTGAAGATAATGTTTAAAAAGAAACATTTAATTTAAATTTAGTTTAAATATTATATTTAGTTTTAATTATATAAATATTATAAATTATTTTATACATTATAATATATATATGTCTGATATTGAGAAAGTAGCTATTTACGATGATAGAATCGTTCAGAATCAAATGAAATATGCAATTTCAAAGGGTGGTGCCAGTGTATCATCATCTGTCTTCAGTGCTATTGGTAGTAGTTCCTCACAAATCACATTTCAGGTCACCAGTCCATCAGAGAACGTGTTCATCGACCGTTCATTCGATTGGGAGTCTGAAGTGTTTTTTACTGCTACCGTCACAACTCCTGCGCCCGGTGCTGGTGATCCAGTTTTAAAATTAGGCTTAGACGCTGCCCTCTGTCAGTATCCTCTCAATTCGTTAGTCACTACAATGACTGCAACAATCAACGACGCGACTGTTTCACAAAATAATAATGATACATTAACCGAAATTTTACGCTTATGCGATACTCCTGCAAATCGTGAAATGAGAACATCGCCATATATGCCCGATAATTACCAAAATTACAACAGTGGGTATTTAACCTCTAATTCGCCGCTGAACGGTTATGGCTCTTCGTTTGGTTCTGACTACGTTCCTAATGGCGCCTTCAATGGTCTTATTTTCACGAATGCAGCGGGTGCTTCTTTAGCCGGTCAAGTTAGTTATAACGACGGAACAAACGCGATTGATGTATCTAATGGTATCCCCCGTCTTACTGGCGCTATCACAACTTATAAATTATTCTTTAAACTTACAACTATTGAAAAATTAATTTTATCCCCTTTTATGTTTGCTGACTCTGAAAATGCAACCGGTCTCTACTCTATTCAGAATATCTCATTCATCATGAATATGCAAGCCCCGTCGCTCACTGGTCCTTCTGGTCGTCTTTTACGTCATACTAACGCCAGAACAAGAAATATTACCGCTATTGGTTATAATACACAAGCTC